CACATGGACTTCAAACAAACTTTGGATAGGGCGCGAGAGCTTATTGCTCAGCGTAACGACATCGACCGCCAGCTCGCGGAGTTGAAGCAGCTTACGGAACTGCTCAACGGGGCGAAACCGAAGCGCACCAGGAAGAAGAAGGAGAAGGCCGATGCGTAGCAGCTACGACAACACCTGGACGGCTTCGCAGTACGCCGACACCTCGTGGGATACGGGAACGACCTACTACACGTACACGCCCGACCCGCTGCACAAGCCGTTCAGCGCGGACATCTTCATGGTGTGCATGTTCGTTGTTGGTCTTGTCCTTATCTATATCGGACGTAAGAAGGAGCAGCCGAAGTGAGCACGTACACCGTCGGAGGCTATCACAAGGATTACGTTCTGCCGTGGCCGTTCACCTATAAGATGGACACGCCGGAAGAAGTGACCAAGCTCGTGTTCCGGCTCAGGCATCGGTATCGCCGTGTTACGATTTACGTGAGGGGTCCAGGTATCTACCAGGAGATACACAGTGGGCAACCATTCACGCTCTTTGGAAGCATCGGCTACTGATGTTCAACAAGTGCTACAGACTCTCGGCTTCATAACTGAGAGCCTGTACGCAGCAATCTACGAGGCACAAGCCGCCGCGCAGTGCATCGAACATCGGCAATTAAGAGCTGCTGACTACCACATGAAGCGCATGATTGCCTTTGTGAGGGCCGGATACGGAACATGGAAGGACATAACTCAACCGGGCAAATAATTGCCCGGTTTTTTATGCTATAATTGACACATTAACAGCCTTACGCGTTCTGTTCGCTTCCTTCTCGTAAGGCGGGAAGCGAGTAGAGCGACAACTGAATATGGAAAAGCATGGTCGCCTCACTATCATAGGCGAGGCAGGTTTTAGAAAACAGGATCGAATGGTTATTACAGAATGTGACTGCGGAACAAAGAAGACCATCCGGTATAGAAATATGACGACTGGTCGTCGGCCAACCAAGTCATGTGGGTGCCTATCAAGGGAGATAGGTAGGAAACGGTTCTACAAGCACGGTGCCCACGGCACGCGCCTCAATCGTATATTTCACTCAATGCATTCACGTTGTGAGCGACCAAGGAACAAAGGATACAGATTGTATGGTGCGCGCGGTGTAACAGTGTGCAGCGAATGGCGCACATTTGTCCCTTTCTCTGAGTGGGCGTTATCAAATGGATATACCGACAACCTAACAATTGATAGGATAGACAACAGTCTAGGATACTCACCAGAAAACTGTCGTTGGGTTACCAATAAAGACCAACAAAGGAATAAAACGAATAACATTCGGTTTCAAGGTGAACTCGCAGTTGATGCCTCTTACCGTCTAGGAGGTTGTGCCGACTTGGTGTCTTCTAGAATAATACGAGGCTGGAGTGTAAGGAGAGCGTTTACAACGAATGCACGACCGCTCACCGCGAAAGGGTCTGACCATCCAATGTCGCTTCTCCGCGAGGATGAAGTCATATCAATACGTCGTGAATACATACTGCGGTCCCATGAATATGGGCAAACTGCGCTTGCTTCTAAATATGGTGTAGCTCAGTCAACAATATGGGCTGTCTTGAACAAAAAGTTGTGGAAGCACATCTAGCAGCCTGCGGAACCTTCAACGATCTATTCACACCCCGCAAGTGAAATATCTTGCGGGGTTGCTGTATAATTACCGTATGAAACTCACTCCCGAGGGAGCGAAAAAGAAAGCGTGGACGGCGTTTGCGCGCTACATTCGCAACCGTGACCCCAACTGTGTGACATGCGGCCACCCTACGACAGAGGCCGGTCACTTCCTCCACAACTCAGATAAAAAGAACAAGCAGCTTGGCGGGAACGCCTTGTGGTACGACGAACAGAATGTGCATGGACAGTGTGGTGTCTGTAATCGGTGGAAGTCAGGCAACCTCGCATCTTATTCTCTCTTCCTAGAAGACAAATACGGGCATGGCATCATCCAGGAGCTTTACACAAAGTTCAGAACTTCGCGCAAATACACCATAGAGGAGCTTTTGGACATCGAAGAGTATTACATAAACATGAATACATGAACCAGCCTTGGGTACATACCTGTTACTTCTGTAAGAAAAGTACCGACGGCCATAAGAGATGCGTTAGATGTGGATGCTTGATTCATGAGGAAGGTATCTGCCACGACTGTATCAAAGACATTGCTACACAAGAATTGATGCAAAGAGTGAGACGTAATCGTGGTATACTATAGCTATGAAGAAGAAGAACGGAAAGAAGAAGCCCTGCTAGCTTATGAGTGATGTGACTCTCCGCCTTTGCGAGTGGTGTGGAAAGCGCCGAGTAGAGGCGGAGGATCACTATCAATGCAAGAAGTGCGCAGACACAAGGAACGAAGACATTCCGGTATTTCATCTTCCAGGCAATCCGTAACATATGGCAAAGGCTAAGAAAGAAACAGGGCGTCCGACTGTAATGACGGAAAAGACCCTCCAAAAACTAGAGTTTGCTTTTGCAGGCGGCGCTTCTGACACGATGGCTTGCATCATAGCCGATATAGCTCCTGCTACTTTGTATAACTACCAAAACGATAATCCTGGCTTTGTAGAGCGAAAGAAGGAACTAAAGGAAATGACCAGATATCAAGCGAGGGCTAATGTTTCCCGCGCTGTATCAAAGGGCGATCCCGACATGACTAAATACTTCCTCGACCGACGAGACAAGGACTTCAAACCGAAGCAGGACCATACGACAAACGATAAAGACTTGCCTACACCTATCCTAGGCGGCAGCACAAAGCAGGATGTTCCAGCAAACCCAGACGCTGCATAAGATTCTATCGCTAAAGAAGCGACTGAAGATAATCCAAGGCGGATCGTCCGCCGGTAAAACAATAGCTATATTGCTCATACTCATCGACAAAGCACAGAGCGATAAGACCCCGAAGATATACAGCGTCGTTTCAGAGACGATGCCCCACCTCAAGCGAGGAGCAATCAGAGACTTCCTGAATATCATGGAGTCTCATGGCTACTACAGAGATGATAGGTGGAACCGGACAGACTTCTTCTACGAGTTCGAGACTGGCTCTAAAATAGAGTTCTTCAGCGCTGACAGCTCGGACAAAGTGCGCGGACCTCGGCGTAACGGAGACCTTTTCATCAACGAGTGCAACAATGTCCCCTATGAGACGTTCACGCAGCTATCCATCCGTACCGAAGGCAACATCTACTTGGACTACAACCCGGTCGTGGAGTTCTGGGTCCAGGACGAGATAATCAGCAAGAACGTGGACCATGACTTCGTTGTCGTCACATACAAGGACAACAGCGGACTTCCTAAGGTCATTGTTGACGACCTGGAGAGCAGAAAATCAAACGCTGCATGGTGGCGCGTATATGGCGAGGGATTGGTCGGGGAAGTCGAAGGACGAGTGTATACCGGATGGAACATCATCGAAGACATCCCACCAGAGGCGCGATTGGAGTGTCATGCTCTCGACTTCGGTTTTGACCCTGACCCCGCAACCATAATCGACGTGTATTTCTACAACGGCGGCTACATCCTCGACGAAGTGCTCCACCAGAGAGGACTGCATAACTCGGACCTTGCTCAAGCCCTGAAGAACCTTCCATCAAAGGTGACCGTAGCGGATAGCGCAGAGCCTAAATCTATTTCAGAACTCGCTCAGTATGGCGTCTCCGTCATCCCCGCAAAGAAGGGCAAAGACAGCAAAAGGTGGGGTATACAGGTGCTCCAATCGTTCCCAATCAGCATGACCAAGCGCAGCGTCAACCTCATAGACGAGTACCGAAAATATATGCTCTCTCAGGACGCCAGCGGCAGGTTCATTCAAGGAGAGACCGTAGGTAAGGACGACTGTCTCGACGCAGCACGATATGGCATCACATCACGGGTCCAGGCGATCAGAGCCAGGGAGTTCCAGGATGCGATGCCCGATTATCCAATTAAAAGACAACTGAATCCTGCTGTATGAGTCCACTCACAAACGAAGAGCAAGCTCAGGAGCTATCGAACACCGTCAGATGCCGTCTTGAGCCGTCTCCGGTCCATGGCGTTGGCGTATTTGCCATGCGTGATATCAAGAAGGGCGAGCCATGCCACTGTGGTCCTACTGTGAAGCCAAACTGGTACACCATTAAGCTCGATAAACTCAGAAAGTGCATAGGAGTTACACACCCAGAGATAATCGACATCATCCTCGAACGATGGCCGCACATCGTCAACGGAAAGCCATTCCTATCTCCGAACTATGATGCCCGTCTCATTCTCTTTATGAACCACTCAGAGACACCAAACTACGATCCTATAACGGACACGGCTCTATCGGACATAGAAAAAGGTGACGAACTGTTTGAGGACTACCGCGTCGTTCCGAACTATCGCGACGCTTACCCGTGGATTGCGTGATATAATACGTCATGGCATACATGATATTCGTCTGCCGCCGATGCCAACGCTACTGCGAGGTGTCGCCTGGACAGCTCTCAGCGTGCTGCAAATCTGGCATCTATCTCCCACAAACTAAGAAATTAGAAATTAAACGAATTAACCCGGCCGTATGACAACCGCCAAATGTTTCGTGTGCAATCAGGAGTATGGGAGCGACAACCCTGATGACCTTGCGGGAGATGGACGATGTCCGAAGTGTGAAGAGATGCGAAAGGCTGTCGCATTCAAGGTAGACATCGAGATTGCAGAGAAGCGGAAGCACAATCCACTCGTACCTAACGAACGATCAGAGATGATAAAGGAACTTTTTGAGAAAGGAGGACAAATCCGAGCACGAGACCTCGGCATATTCTGATATGGCACGCTCAAAAAAGGCTACACAAAGCCAATCACAGAAGTTCACCGTCACGCTCCATGTGAATGGAGCACCTATCGTAGGAAGCGGCGACACACTCAATGAGGCTGTCCTCAACCTTCCGGCATTCACGCCAAAGACACAGGGCAAGATGGTCGTCACCTACGATGGAAAAGATAGCCGGACTATGCTCTTTCATCTCCAAGCCCTCAAGCGTCTTTTCTTCCCTGGTATGACCGGCCAGATACAGAGAATGGCATTAGAAAAGCAGTGGCAATTCTACCGTTATGCCGAATGATATATTCCAGTTCATCCGTGACCAGGAGAACGATTTCCAACAGTCCATCGAGGTGATGGAGAATTGGTCGTGGAACATGCGCGACCACATAAAGAACTCCCTTTTGATGAAGCATGGTCAGTTCATCAAGGCGTCAAACGAACTCACGCAGAAAAATCCTAAGAAAAACATCGTCTATCCACTCCTCAACCTCCGATACCGAGCTGAGGACATAGACCTCAAGGACATCCACGTATACGTCAACGAGCCTGACAACGACCACAAGTCATTCCTCATCAAGAAATATCACGATGAGGTGTACGTGAAGGAGCACGCCCTCGACACGCTCTTCGACGAACTCAAGGAAGAGAAGATTGATCTGGGCGGATGCCTTGTCCGTTACGGTGCCAACGGACCTGTCCGTGAGGACCTCGATTCAATCGCATTCTGCGATCAGACGGACATCATCTCAGGTCCCATCGCCTTCAAGGAGTTTTATTCCCCCGATGAGCTTTTGCAGCAGGCTGACAAGGGATGGGGAGACGAGAAGAATGGCGCTGACATAACCCTTGAGGACCTCATTGACATCGCTGACTCTGCAAAGACGCAGTACTCAAACAAACCTACGAAGACAAACACGCCAGGAAAGTACATCGAGGTGTACCGCATACACGGCTCCATGCCCTCTCATTGGCTCAAGGGCACGAAGGACAAGAACAAGGAGCGCTACACACGCCAGATGCACATCGTCGCGTTCTATCCAGGCCAAGACGGAAACAAGGCAGGCGTCACCATCTACAAGAAACCTGAGTATGAAAATCCGTTCCGACTTCATCTCCCCGGACGCAAGATTCGCAACCGCGCTCTCGCCTATGGTGGTGTAGAGGAGTTATTCGACCCACAGATTTGGACCGACTATTCCGAGATTCGCAAGCGCGACATGCTCGAAGCAGCTTCCAAGGTGATCCTGTTCACCCAGGACGAGACGTATGGGAACAAGAACCAGCTCCGAGACATGGAGAACCTTCAGATTACGACTGTCCGAGATGGTGCAACGATCGGTCAAGTTCCAAACGGATCGCCCAATGTAGCACTCTTCACGGAATGGCTTAAAGAGTGGGACGTGCAGAGCATGACAGTGTCAGGAGCTACGGACACGCTTATGGGACGCACTGAGAACACCGGCACGCCGTTCAGAAGCGTTGCGTTACAGACACAGAACGGCATGGGACTTCACGAGTACCGCCGTGGCAAGTTCGCTTCGTTCATCGCACAGATTTACGAGGAGAAGATAATCCCTGACATCATCAAGGGCATCACGAACGGTATCACATTCATCGCTACACTCGACTCGGACGAATTGCAGTACGTCGAGCAGCGATTGGTTGACCGACAGGTCCATGACGAGAACTTCAACCGTGTCATGGCTCTTCAGCCCATAATGACCGACCAGGAGAAGGAGGCTTTCGAGGCGAAGGTACGAAACAGCTTCCGAGCGAAAGGGAATCAGCACTTCATCGAGATTCTCAAGGATGACTTCAAGGGAATGTCTGTCGCTGTTAACGTGAATGTCGCAGGCAAACAGAAGAATCTTGATGCCATGTCCGACAAGCTGTCGAACTTCATGCGCTTCATATTCTCAACCTACGATCCGAACACCCACACGTTCGCCGCGCTCGAAGATAGCAAGTCGCTCAAGATGCTTCAGAAGATATTCGAGATTTCAGGGCTTGAGCCGCTTGACCTCGGATACGCTACCCCTAACGCAAAGATGCCTCAGCAAATTCCCGCGCAGCAGATGATGATGCAGCAGACAGCTTTACCAGCTAATGCACCGACGCAATGAATCCCAACGACGAGAAGTTATCTCAGTTTCTCGAAGACGGAGTGATGTATGCAGCCGTCCGCTCAATCATCGAGCAGCAGTTCGATGCGAACTCTCTCAAGAATGTCCCTCGTTCTGAACGACAGACTGCCGTGCAAGCGATATTCGACGGACGCCTGAGAATCGAGAAGGCATTCACAGAGATGGAGAAGTTCCGTCAACGAGATGCAACAAACAACAACAGACCCATTATCTAACGTGATATAATTCAGCTATATGCAATGGAAAGATTGTAACAAGTACAAGAACCTGTCGGCTTCTGCTGGCATTAAGAACGGCCAGGGAGTGCTTTCAGGGATGTATGTGAACTCTACAAGCGCGGGTACCATCAAGTTATGGGATAACACTGCCGCATCAGGAACGGTAATATTTAACACCATCACACCGGCAGTCGGATATCATAACCTTGGCAACGTGACGTTCAGTACAGGGCTGTACGCCACGATTGGCGCAACATTAGACGTAACCCTGTTTTACGAATAGATATGTTAGAACAATTCCGAAGGAAGAGACTACGCGATAAGCAGTTGGCTCAGATTGAGCAGGACGCAAAGGTCGAAAAATTATCAGATAAGAAGAAAAAATAGTATGACTACAATCTCAACATCGCTCTTAGCAAAAATAGCAGCCGTTTTGGTGGCTGTTGTTGGATTCATTGGTACCTATAACCTGACTATAAAGCCTGCTAACCAGGCTTTCGGTGCTGCATCCGGTACTGATCACACGCAGTTGGAGACGTTCTACGGAGGTCTTACGCAGGGTCGCGGCATTATCGCATCCTCCACTTCCGTAAGCGCCACGCTCTCGGGCGTAGAGTTTCAGAATGCAGACATCCTGGATTACACCGTCAACGTCGCGAACAAGACGCTCACGCTTCCGGCATCGACGACCTTGATGTGTGCTTCCCTCACAAAGGGTCAGAACCGTGTCGTCTACATCCGTCACGCTTCTACCACGGCAGCTAACACGCTCACCATAGCAGGAGGCACTGGATTCATCCTGAAGACCGCTGCAACATCGACGGGACCTGTTCTCTACGGAGCAACCGATGGTTCTCCGACTGCACAGATCACCATCACACGCAAGGCAAACTCAGACTGCAATGCCTTGATGACGGTGTTCAACTAGCCTACGGGGTTCTCAATCCCCTAAAAATTGATTAAACGGCTCTCACTAAACCGCAAAGAGTGACTAACCCACCTCAACATGGAAGACGCTGTTGAAAAGCAGGACGGTGCCCTTGAAAACACCGAGAAGGAGGCCACGCATACCGATTGGGAAGCGAAGGCAAAGGAAACAGAGGCAGAAGTAGCGAAGTGGAAGCGAATCGCTGAACGCAACGCTAAGAAGGCCGAACGATCCGATGATTCTCCTTCTGAGAACATTACTGAAAAAAAGACCGACTCTTCGGAACTGGATTACGGTCAGAAGGCGCTGCTCCGAGCCATGGGCATAAAAGGCCCAGACGAGTTGCAGCTCACTAAGGACTACATGAAGAGAACGGGACTGGATATCGACGCCCTTGAAAGCGACGACATATTCCAGGCTCGCCTCGACAAGTTGCGAACAACGAAAGCCAACGAAATCGCAGCAGAAGGGAAGTCAGGACGTGGGAATACGAATACGGACCAAGTGGCAAAGATTCTTTCCACCCTCGGACCGAACGACCCCATTCCATCGAACCTTCCACGCGAAATCCGCGAAAAGTTAGTAGACGCACGACGCACGTCCTCGTCTAATAACAAGATGTTCTACAACGAATGATCCACTCTGAGGTCGGATAATTACCACCTCTATGGCTAACACAGTCGTATACACCGGAGACTACGAGACGACGCTTCAGCGCCGCCTCGCTCACCCGACCACGTGGAAGGAAGTTGCAGATGTCCTCTACACGGACTCTCGCACCGTCACCACTGGGTACATGAGCACCGTCCCGGCTGTTCAGACCGTAACGCGCGGCACTGTATTCAACCCACAGGACTTCGCCCTTACGGCAGAAACCCTTACTATCTCGACCGGCCGCGATATCCCGATCTTCGTGGACTTCGCAGACCTCGCTCAGACCGGCTACAACACGCAGATGGAGATTGCGGAGACGCAGGCAGACTTGCTCAATGAGTTCGTCGAAACCTCTCTCTTGGCAACTCACGCGTCGTGGACTGACGTTGGTGACTCTTCAGGCGTTGTAACGTCTGGCGTCACTACGGCAATCACCGTATCTGCTGCGAACATCGACGACATCATCCGTGGCATCAAGCGCATCATCCGTGTTGCTAATGGCCAGTCGAAGATGCGTCAGAACGGTGCATTCATCGTCTGGCGTCCGGCTGACTTTGAACTCCTCGAAGCATATGTCCAGGCGAACGGCTACAACATGGCCGATATCGCTCTCAAGGACGGAACTGTCGAAGGGTTCAAGTACATGGGCGTCGAGCACTACTGGTCCAATGACACCGCTTCAGGCCACCTGTTCGCGGGCGTCAAGAAGCTCCACAAGCTCGGCATCCTTCGCTCGCTGTACGGAAAGATGATGACCCAGGACTTCCCAGCGGGAAGCTCCGGCGGCATCCTCTCTGGCTCGCTGTTCTACTCTCGTGTAGACGTTGGCCACCTTGCACCGACGACCCTGAAGACTCTCTTGCTCGACATCAACGTCGCGTAAAGTTGTTTTCTCCCTCTGGCCCTCCCTGTGGGCCGGGGATGAGCAAATAACAAAATCACCATGACACTCTCAGACATAAAGAACTACGTCTACCGAAGGACTGGAACCAATAGCACGTCATTCGCCGCCGCTGATATGCTCATCTCGCTCAACAACGCGATGGAGCACGTCGAATCGAAGATTCGCCCCTATTTCAGCGAGTACGAGTTCACCCGATTCACCAGCAGCGACCTGTCCACCGGAACGGCTGCACCAAAGTTCGAGCAGAACTTCCACGAGCTTGTACCATTGTGGATTTCATACCAGTACGCAGTGGACAACGAGCGCAACAACGCAGGAGCGCTCTTCAAGGAGATTCTCCTCAAGGAAAAGGACCTCGTTTCATGGTACGCAAACCATCAGTATCGCATCGCATCCGTTACCATCGCGTCTCCTGGCGTGTGGACGCTCTTCGACCATGACTTCACGTTCAACGATCAGGTCATCATAGAGACCTCTGGCGCACTCCCTACGGGCCTCTCAACCGGCACGTGGTACTACGTCATCCCGCTTGATGCGAACACATTCATGCTTTCCGCCTCATACACTGGCGTGGCGATAAACACGACAGGAACGCAGAGCGGCACACACTTCATAGGCACGATGACTAACCCTGTCATGTCGATGCGTGAGGTGAACTTCTATTGATATGGGAAAGATAGTCACCGTCACCGTACCCATACCGACGAATGGAATGACAAACGACCCGAGAGATAGGACTCCGGGCGTCTGTCGTATGGCGTCAAACTTCGACATCGTGACGGATACGAACCGAGCAGTTCCCTACTACGACTCAGAAGATGCAAACTCTAACTCGACGAACGACCTCATGAAGAATTGGTGCGTGGCGCTTCGGACAGGGACAACCTATTCAATATACGGACTTGGACGACAAACCGCTCTCGACCGTGTGCGCGTCTTCTACAAGAACATATCAACGGGAGGATCGAATGACCTCGGAGACAACACATGGACAGAGACAGCAAACAATCTAGGCTCTACCGATACCGTCAACTATGAGCTATTTGTCTACTATCAGCGAACAGGCTACATATACGGCGCTGTCCATAGCCGATATTTCTTCCGATATGATCCAAGTGGTGTGGGAGCGTTTGCAGATACCCATTTCGATACAGGGTCCACCTTCTCTCACCTAGCTCAAGGAATCGTCCATTCGCAGGACGACATCCTCTATGTGCCATACGACAATAAAATTGCGACAAATAACAATGGTACATGGAATGGGACAGCACTTACTCTCCCTTCCGAGTTCTACATCACATCAATCTGTGAGTATGGATCATTTCTTGCTATTGCCGCCGCACCTCTATCAGGAGTTGGACGTTCTCGCGTATACCTATGGAATCGCGCATCGTCTCTTACGACCGTCTCTGGAAACATAGATTGGGGAGAGGGCATCATTAAGGTTCTTGAGGAACTTCAAGGTGACCTCGTGGGTATCTCTATCGCAAATGATGCAACTCGGCAGCGCGAGCGTATCGTATTCCGTCGCTACATGGGAGCGCCAGGAGCACGGAGATTCTTCGAGATAACTGCCACATCGACAAATCTAACAATCGCAAAGCAGAAGATGAACAACCGCGTTTTCTTCCTAGCCTCCGCCACCATCAACGGAACTCCAAGGCATGGTCTTTGGAGCATGTCCAAAAATGAGAACACAGGCGTACTCGTTGTAACGCAGGAGCGAACACCTCTCAACGACACGAGCATAGGCGCTGGTCCGGTGCTCGGGTTCTTTATCGCTGGGGATTACACGTTCATGGCGTTCATAAACTCAGTCGGAAACCACACTGTATACAAGACAAACAATACGAATAGTTACACGGCTACCTCATACATAGAGACGGTGATAAACCCCAATATGCCGTCTAACGACTGGCATCAGAAGAAAAAGGTCCTCTCTGTCGGAGCAATGTACGACAGCCTTCCACCAGCGGGCCAGGTCCTCGTATCTGCACGAGTTGATTCAACATCTGCGTATACGACGCTCTTCACCGAGACTACCGACAGCGTAACATACACCGAACCAGTGACCACTCCGAGTGGCGGGAATCGTCTCAATGATGGGAAAGAGTTTGAGTTCCGTCTCGAATCGACAGGAGGAGCGATTCCGACAGGCTTCACTTATAAATACGAAGTTCTTGGCACAAACGTATGACGCCAGACCAGGAGAAGATGCTCAATGAGGCTAGCGCAAAACTTGGCGAGCTTTCTGACCTTTTCTACAACCATACTCACAAGACCATCGACGGCTCAAAAGACCTTGGTACAGGAAGGGTCTACACTGGTCTCGTAAACTCGGATGGAACGCCGGGCAGTCCGTTTCCGCCCGGATGGACATCAAGCTTAGCGGGAGGAGTCTACACCGTCACGCACAACCTCGGTACGACGAACTACACCGTAACAGCGACCGTCTACTACATCGTCGGGTCAGGATTCACTAAAATAGACACTCTTATCGTCTACGACCCTCCTACATCGACTTATTTTAAGATTGCAGGGCAAGCAGGTAACTCGCCTGCATTCTATTTCACCGTAGTTGTGCAGTAACTGGATTATAAAATGCTAAAATACTTGTATGGCACTCACCGCAGATCAGAACGCTCAACTCGATACGATGAAGAACCAGCTCCTCGGTGCTTCTCAGACGCTTTCTTCGATGAAGCCGACCACGACCATACCGACGACGATAAACTCGAACGCGATGAGCGCGCCTACGACGACGTTCCAAAATCCGAATCCTACCCCCGTCTATCCTGTCGCATCGCTCGATACCGCATTCCAGATGACACCCGAGCAGACCCAAGCGAACGACTACTCCAAGCAGCTCCAAACGCTGAATAACTCGCTCCTCGGAGAGTCCGCATATTCGACGCAGATGCAGGACCAATACGGCATCCCGAAACTCAACAGCACCATCACAGACCTGACATCGCAGATGAACGCGTTGAAGAACGAGGCGTCAGCTATCCCGATGCAGATACAGAACGACTATCTCGGGAGAGGTGCCACGGACGCAGGCGTAGCCCCGATACAGGATGACGCGCTCCGACGTAACGCCATCAAAGCGCTTTCTGTGAACTCTCTCCTCAATGCAGCGAACGGAAACCTCTCGACCGCTATGGATATGGCAGACCGCGCAACCAGGCAGCGCTTCGACCCTATCAGGGAGCAGATAAACGCTACCCAGGCGAACCTTCAAGCCATTCAAAACTCCCCTGCATATTCCCTAGCCGAGAAGAAACAAGCGGCGCAGCAGCAGATGGTTCTGGCGCAGCAGTCTCGCACACTCGACAGCCAGGAGGAGAACCACAAGACCACACAGGCTATGGCAGCGGCGGCTGTAAAGTTGAATCCCAATGACCGTTCTGCCGTGATGGCAGCACAACAGGCACTCAATCTCGACCCATCCGATCCTCAGTACCTATCAAAGGTCTATCAGCTCCTTGCAACCTACCAGAGCGACCCGATTGCAGTGCAGGACGCACTCTTGCAGCAGCAACTCAAACAGCAGCAGCTCACACAGGGCGCAGCATCATTTGCTCTCGATCAGAAGATAAAGAACGCGCAACTCTACAAGACAAACCTCGACATAAAATCAGCACAAGACGGCGGTAAGCTTCTCTCGGTAACAGAGGCGAAGGCTTTGGGTGTCCCGTATGGCATCACGCAGGCTCAGGCTATGTCCCTTGGTAAAGTCCCAGGAGCAGCAGCCGCTACAAATAACGACGCATCCTCTGCGGTAGGACTCGTAAATGAGATTTTGAACAGCGGAAACACATGGCAAGTCGGTAAGGCGTCCTGGCTCAATCCGCTCAACGCGATGTCTGGAAGCGTTTCGTACACAAAGAACCAACTCCAACAGCTCTCAGCCATGCTCGCCCTTGAAAATCGCAGCAAGCTGAAGGGACAGGGCCAGATTTCAGACTACGAAGGACGTATCCTCAACAGCGCCGCATCAGCCCTTGGCGTGTCACAGTCCGGCTTCTCTGAGGGTACATCGAACCTCGATCCAATCACTCTGCAACGAGAACTCAAGAAGGTCCGTGGTGTCATTTCAACCATGAATGGTGGAGTTGCTACTGTAACCATAACCGACCCTAAGACTGGCGAATCGCAGACTGTGCAAGCGACCAGCGACAACCTCTCACAAGCTGCAAAGGACGGGATGAAGATAGAGTTCCAGTAATATGACTGACTTCTCGAAATACGGGACACCAGTCGCGCAACCAGCGGCGGGTCAGACGAACTTTTCTAAATACGGAACACCAGTTGCAACGCAGTCTGCATCAAAAGGTCTCTCTCTTGCTGGTTCTATATGGAATCAGATTGCCAACGCTGCATCAGGAGGTGCACAGCAATTCACCCAAGGCGTGAATGAAGTTCTCAAGGGAGGATCGCCGCTCCAAGGGCTTGAAAGCGGACTGAAAGCGGAAGCAGGACTCGCAGGAGTAGCAATGTCTCCTCTCGCACCTGTTTTCAAGCCGTTCAGCGAAGGCATGAACGCTTACGGCGACTTTGTAGCATCACATGTCCCTGGCATTCAGGATTTTGCACAGTCCAAGGCTGGCGACGTGACGATGCGCGTCGCACAAGACCTCTCAAATGCAGGAACTGTAGCCTCTACCATCCTCGGGGTAGACCAGGCAGCTAAAGGAACCCAGAAGGCCATCACATCGACCAAGAACCTAGCGTCAAATATCTGGGATAGCATGACCAACTACCAGTCCGGCCTCGAACAGACACCCGAGAAGGTCATTCAGGCGCGTGCGGACGAGATTGCAAACATCCAGAACGGATACGCAAAGCTCCGAAAGGGCATGGACTACTCTAAGGATGCCACCGCATCTTCCCGAAATCGAATTGCAACAACCGATGTGCTCGTCAACGCAGTGGACGACAACGGACTCCTGAGGACAAAGCAGCCAGGTGGTGCAGTCGAGCAATACAAAGCGCATACCATCGACGGCGCAGAGGGAGTCGTAAGGGCTGACCTGGCACGCGAAGGCAAGGCAATCCCTCTCAATACGGTTCGCAATCAGCTTCGCGCTGACATTATGGACAGCGGCCTCGAAGGTGCTGCACTTACTCGCGCACTCGGAAACATCGACACTGAGATGGAGGGCTTAAAGCTCCGAGCAGACGACAACGGACGCGTCCCGCTCGAAGTCTTGCAGGATGCGAAGATAAGCACAACGAATGGAATCGACTACAATACCGAAGCGAACGTCAAACGAACCCAGAAAGCTATTGCACGCGGGTACAAGACTCTTATTGAAGACCACAGCAATCTTCCTATCGGTGAGGTGAACGCGGAACTCGCAAAATACCTACAGGATGTAAAACTCTTGGAATCGCTTGACGGTTCTCGTGTGAAGGGAGGAAGGCTTGGAAAGTACTTCGGACAGATTTCAGGAAACATCATCGGAGGCGCAGCGGGTAACGCTCTCGGAGGTCCTATTGGTGGCGCATTAGGGACAGTGGCAGGAGGAGAGCTTGCAGGCGTGCTCCAGCGCCTTGGATTCCAGTCTAAGTTTGGTGAGCCGATGGACCTCACAGCACCGGCCAATCCAGTGCTTCAGGATGCAGTCTCAAGAAGTCAGTCAGGTCCAATTGCCCTGCCTGCTCCTCATAACGACACTCCTATCCAGCTTCCTCAGTCGAACAGCGACGGCAGTCTGAACACGCAGTACAGTCCAATTCCCACCACCAATAAGAGTCCCATACAGGACACACTACCACAGGATGGTACAATAAACCTCAATGAACAGAACCCCTCTGTTGATAACTCACTTATCTCCGTAGCAGCGAAGTACAAGACGCCGGAAGAGTTTGTGAAGGCAGCTCGCACAACGCCTATATCGGAGATGGGAATATCATATGAGCAAGCGTCCAAGTTTTTTGAAGGAGTACCGAAAACGGAAAGCGGAGTCACTAATGCTCTTTTAGACCTTTGGAATAAAGCTCACAACAAATAGCCTATGACACCCGACGAAAAGGTAACCCGCATACAGCAACTGATCGGACTCATCTCTGAAGGGATAACCAGAAAGGAGTTCGTCACCTCATTTGAGAACGTCGTAAAAAGCGTAAAGGCATCCGAGGCACGGCTCACATCCTACATTCACACGACCATTTCTTCGGCTCTATCGGACATGAACCGGCGCATTGACGCGAAGCTGTCAACTGTAAAAGACGGAACACCAGGAAAAGACGGCACTGATTATGTCCTTACAGAAACGGACAAGTCCGTTATTGCGTCTCTTATAGAAGTCCCCATAGTCAAAGAGACGACCATTGTGCACGAGCAGCCTGTCGTAAAAGAGGTCGCTGTATACGAACCAGCAGAGGATATCCGCAACCGTCTTGAACTCCTCGAAGGAGACGAGCGCCTCGACGCTTCCGCCATAAAGGGAATCGACTCGATATGGGAGAAGATAAAGGAACTTGCGGCCCGTCCTTCACGAGGCCAATCACCTATGGGTCCGATGCTATATGTGGGAGGAACAAAGAAGGGCAGAGCTAATTCGTTGAACTTCGTAGCGGGTTCTGGCGTTACCATATCGTATGCTTACGCAAATGGAAGAAACGACGTAACGATCACCGCAACAGGTTCCGCATCACTAACTCCTATCACGGTCACAGGAACCGTGGATGATTCAAATAAGGCGTTCGTCGCAGCTTCAACACCGAACGTCGTCATCATCAACGGCGCGTCATATCGACACGGACACGGTGTTACAATTAGTGGCTTGAATATAACAACTGACAACGCTGTCGGAAGTGGCGGCGATATCTACTGCCTATGAAAAAACTGATTCTTGTTCTCATTGGTGCCATCGTAGGCACAGCGGGTGTCGCCTACGGAGCGACTGTCTTCAATTCATCACAGCTCGCCGCATCAGCGGTAAGCGGATACATCCTGCAGACAAATGGCACGACAAACTCATGGGTCGCCAACACAGCTACAGGGTTTTCAACGACATCAGCAAACTATTGGAAAAGCGTGACCACATTCACGGGCGCTACAACGACCTTGCTCGCAGACAACAACACATTCTCAGGTAGCAACGTATTTAGCTCACCTCTCACTCTCTCAGGGGTCACTGGGACAACGACAATCGCAACGGGTCAGGGCTTCACCGTTGGTTCAACGCAGCTTGTCGTGCAGCAGGGTAGTGGCTTTGTCGGCATTGGTACGAACATCCCTAGCAAGCTGCTCACTATCGACATCAACAACACAGGGCAGGTTGACGCGCTCAATCTCACCACGACCGCATCGTCAGCAGGCTCTCAGCCATCGCTGGTGTTCTCCAGCATCCCTGGTGCTCTCTCCACAGCACGTATCTCATCTATTCCTGGCGCTGCATTCACAAACTCAGCCCTCCTATTCTCTGTCGCAAACTCAGCAAAGTCACTTACCGAGCGCGCACGCATCGACGTAAACGGAAACCTTGGTATCGGAACCACCTCACCGTGGGGCCTTCTCTCAGTCCAGGCGACAGCAAACAGTGCGCCTCCTCAATTCGTGGTGGCATCGACAACAGCCGTCAGCTTTTTGGTGAACAGCTCTGGAAACGTCGGCATCGGTACGACGACCCCGAACACCCTGCTGACTATCGGAGGTGCTGGCGCGACTGGTGCAGCCAACGGACTCAATTTCAGCGGCGATACGTCCGGAAACCTGTATCGACTCCAGGCTGGCATCATAAAATCAGACGGCAGCATCTACTCGGCAGCGAATGTTGGTGCTGGCAACAGTTTCTATTTCTACAACAGCAACCTCTTGATGGCGGCAACGGCAGCAGTCGCCGCCGCTGGAAATGCCTACACGTTCACCGACGCAACAGGAGTCAACTACCGCCAGATCAAATCAAGCTCTCTGTATCTCGCATCAACGTCCTCTGCCACTCCGTACTTCGTTGCAACCATCAACGGCGCGGTCGGTATTGGCACATCAACACCATGGGGCATTCTCTCAGTCGTATCGTCAACCACCTCAGCAATTCCTCAGCTCGTTGTCGGCTCTTCCACGGTGACTAGCATGGTCGTGTCGAACCTCGGAAATGTCGGCATAAGGAACGTAAACCCTGCCACCACTCTCGACGTAACAGGAACGCTTCATACCACAGGCGGCATCGGCCTCGGCTTGAGCCCGATTGCAACTGACCTCACTGTCTTCACGAACTCGGTAAACGGTCCATTTGGTACACGCATCTATAACCAGAACACGTCAGGGGCCAGTGCGTCAGCTTTCGTGCAGCTCAACAACTCAAACTTCAACACGTACATGGAACTCCAAGGCTCTGCTGTCGCAACATCCTCATACATCATGCCTAATGCATTTGACTTCCGAAACGATGGGCAAGGCATCAACTTCGCTGCAACACGCGCCGACGGTTTCATGTCGTTCTGGACAGGTGGTTCCAACGAACGGCTGCGTATCAGCGAAACAGGAAACATTGGTGTCGCCTCATCGACCCCATGGGGACTTCTCTCAGTCCAGGCTCCCGAAAATAGCGCTGTCCCTCAATTCATTGTTGGCTCATCCACTGCCACCAGTCTCCTTGTATCGAACACAGGCAACGTCGGCATTGGTTCAACGACTATCCCAACATCACCGCTCACATTGAGCGTCACCGACAATAACAACATTCCATCGCTACTCATCACCGACGGTACCATCAAGTGGGGCATGTGGACGGGAACCGGGCCATCCGCGCAGTTTGGAACACAGACAAATCATCCATTTGCGATGGTAACAAACAACACCACGGTGGCGACGTTCAACACCGATAAGAGTGTGTTGTTTGCAGGCAATCCAACCGTTGCAGCAGGTGCGTATCTCTCCACTCAAGGACGGACAGGAGGCGCTGCGAACGGCGACATCCTCTACAACAGCGGCACATCTCAGAACCTCATCCTCGCTGAAATCTCAGGCGGCAATTACGTCTTCGGCGCAGGAACGGCAGGAAGTATCCCATCCACCGTACTCTCCTTGAACCTTGGAAGTGCCTTTGTTGGCATCGGAACATCGACTCCTGGCTCTATCCTCTCAATCAACAACGTCGCCAACTTCACCAGTGCAACCTCGACTCTGTATTCCTCATTGCAGATAGTGAACAACTTGAACGTATCGGGACTCAGCTACTTCGCAACATCGACTTTTATCGGCGGCATATTCCTATCTGCAACGCAACCGGCAACTTCGACCGCCACCGTTTTGAACTGGACAGCCACCGGCCCGCAGGTGGAATACCAAATCGGCACCGCTGCGATGACCATCACCATCATCAACGCCACGACCTCGCAGGCATGGGGTAGCAGGAAACTTGTCTGGGTCTGTAACCCCAACGCAACCGCAGGAGCACTCACGTGGGGCGGTGTAGAATGGATAGGGAGCGCACCGACGCAGGACACCGCAGCGAACGAATGCGACGTGTATTCATTCGACATCACTCGCGCGACTTCGACGACAGCTTATAAAGTGGCTGGATCGCAAGGGACCGGCTTCAAGTAGGCTATAATGAATGCATAGCAATAACGCACCTCTCATATGAACAGCATCCTCATCGCAGGCATCACAGCGTTCCTCGCAATCCGCTACTTAACAGCTCCGGTTCTAAGCCTTCTGTTCACTCTATTCCCTGATCCGGCATGGCTCGACCCCGCAGAGATGTATGAATAAGTGGACAGCGTCTCTCGCAGTGCTCGCAGTCATGCTGTCATTCGTGCCGTCATTCGTCCTGTCTGCGACTCCCGCGTCTTGCGCTCACTACTACAACAACGGCAACCAGGATTCATTCGGCTGGGCTTCACAGCAGATAATGTGTCAGACCTTCACGGTCGCATCTGATTGCTACGTGACATCCATAGCCCTCAACGGCGCTACGAACGCAACACCACCAGGAGGTGTCGTTGCGAAGCTCTACAACACTTCAGGAGGTGCTCCGACAACAGTCATCGAAACTGGCGCAACGACCATCACCACATTCTCTGCGAACCCGAGTTGGTCATGGGGAACTTCGACATTCGCTGGCACCACGAAACTCTCCGCAGGGACGACCTACGCAGCCTGCTTCACGCAAGCCTCTATCACGGGCACCAACACGAACAACTACTCTGCATCCGTGCAGAATACATCCGTCACGTTCCCTGCCTATTACATCTTCAACGGCTCAACCTGGTCGCAGCCATTCGCGGGCTTCAACGTGCCATTCGATGTGTGGGGAACATCGTCAGCGCCGTCTTCTGCATCGCCATTCCAGCTCTGGCTGATGTCAGTTTTTTGATATGGATTGGCACACAGAATTACCTGCATCGGCATCTTACGGAATTATCGCAATCGCTGGCGGCGTTGCTCGTTATCTCAGAGGGTTTGTTGACGGAAAAAAGTTCAAGCTCACTGTTTTCGTCGCATCGGGCTTTGTCGCTGGATTTTCAGGACTCATGTTCGCATTCTTCGGCATTGAGATGGGAGTGCATCAGACAACCATTTACATCATGTCAGGCGTTGGCGGGTTCTTCGGTGAACAGACAATGAAGCTCATCCTTGAGCACTTCGAGAAGATATGAAACACGGAGCAAAACGAAGCATACTAGACCCCAGGGATTACAGCTTCCATCGTTCGTTCGGCATCACCTACGCATCTCTCGGACTCAAGGAATATAACTATGATGCAGGTTTTGGTATGCCCGACCAAACCGCCGACGGCTATCCATACGGCTGCACCGGCTACGCACAGGCAGAGGTCGCTCAGGACATCGACAAAGACCACTACGCGCCGTCGTACACGTACCAAAAGACATGTGCATACGAGGGGCACGACACGACCACCGGATGCGACATCAGGACTTCTGCCAGGGTAGGGCAGGTGTATGGGATGCAGCGCCCCGAGGAAACGACAGAATCACAAGCGCAGACGCACCGACGAGGCGCGTTTTACAACATAGAACAAATCCCTGGCCTCGATTGGTTCGACTCATTCAGGACGCAACTCCGTAAGGGCAGCTCAATCTCAATTGGCACAATTTGGTTTCCTGAGTGGGCGTACACGCAATCAGACGGCATCATTCCAACCTTTACCTACAACGGAAATGCAAACGTCTATCCCTGGCACAATTACAAAATCTGCGGGGAAAAGACGATAAACGGCTTTCCGTATCTCATTGCGAAGTCCTGGCAGGGCCGACACTTTGGCGACCAGGGCTGGTGCTACTTTCCGCGTGAGACATTCAACAAGGCGTTCGACATTTACGGCACCATCGGACTCATCCAGGGTCGCTATACACCTACCGACATCGTGACGGTTAAAATCACCATGCTACAATTTGTGTTGCACTATCTAGGTCGCATCATCGGCTTACAAGCATATGCCTAGCCTTCTCGATTCACTGAAAGCTGACCTTATCAGAGCATTGCAATTACTAGGACTCATTCGCTCACGTATGAACCAAGATAAAATCTACAACACCGCGCTCTCCCTCATCGGATACGACGCCAGCCCTCGAAACGAGGCACCGGATATGTACGCATGTGCTGAAACAGTTTCGAGCATCGTGCGTAAGGCACTCCCCGAGCTTCGCTTCCCTGTCATTACAGGAACGTCTGAACTATTCGATTATCTCGATAGGTCGCCATCATTCACACGCGTCATTTCTCCTGAACATGGGGACATCATCATCTCACCTACGGGAACGGGAAACGGCGTACTCCCACATGGTCACACGGGCATCATCGGCAACAACACCAGCCCAGACGGAAGCCTATGGATTATGTCTAACGATTCACGCACTGGCACGCTTGAGGTAAACTTTACGCTGGACAGTTGGCATCGTTTCTATGGAACAAGGGGTGGTTATCCCGTGTTCATTTTTCGGGTCGATTAGCACCTTTAATTTCAAACAATATGTTCACAACTACATCACTCACAGGCGTCGGCATCGCGGTGTTCTTCGTAACACAGGCACTCCGTATGTTAGGCGTTGTCGAAGTTGACCAGAACCAAGTCGCCAACGTCGTAACGTCAGCGATACAGGTCATATCGTTCGTTATGATGGTTTGGGGCCAGGCTCGCCGCCCAGACATCTCGACGTTCTTCTTCAAGGCTCCACAGGCGTAACGCTCTGGTAGGGAGGCTCATGGGCCTTCCTATCCAGCGCATTGCTGGACGCTCTTTGACAGGAGGAGGCCATGCGTCGTGCAGCACTCACATTCGTCGCCAAGCTATTCGTCATCGCCGCTATCGTTTGTCTCTCGGCAAGCGCTCGCGCAGAACCCGTGGTCGCAGCAGGACTCTGGTGCGACACACCTGAACAGATGCAACAAGTGGCGCGTGCGGAAAATCCGCAAGCTGGACTTTCGGCGGTTAATGCCTCGAAGGAAGCATGTCGGCTCGGCGTTATCCTGGTTGAAGTAGGCGGCGTCGTCGCTGACTTCTACGCCAATCGCAAGCACTACCAAGTCGTCGAGATGCATGTTCACGGAATCATCCTGAATGAGGCACTCGCCATCTCTGTCGAGATGAAACAGTACGGATTGCAACTCGCCAAGGACGAGGAGGTGTAGATGAACGAGTCTACCGTTTGCGACTACTGCCAGTGCGAACTTCCGTTCCGGCGGTACATGATGGATGGCAGCAAGCAGCATCGCTTCTGCTCAGTCGCCCATCTCAACGCTTTCAAGGCAAGAATCACTGCCAAACGTCAGTGCACGTCTTTGAAGCTGGTTGTCTCTCGCTGAAAGGCGGTGGTCCATATCTCTCGTGGTACTCCCGCCACGAGCATAACTTGCCTCCCAACTCGGGAGGCTCTTTTTGCCCCAGGAGCTACGAAACGCGCTTATTCGAGCTAGGAGACACTGATTTCAACACAGGGCAAAACGTCATTTTTGCGTGGCTCAACCATGCGCTTATTATACCTCGCATTGTCAAGTTTTAGGGCTTTTTACGAGTTCGACACCCGCAAAAGGAACAAAACCAGCGCTTCTCTGTCACTGGCCTTGTAATCGTCCCGCTCCACCCTCTTTTTCATCTCACGCGCAATCTTCACACGGTCCCAATGTCTGCCTTTTATAAGGCGCACGTACTCGATGAACGAGGACGGTTTCATCAACTCATTATAGCACCTGTCAAGGAGTGCAAATCAGTTATCCACTTTGCTACAATATCCCAGGTCGCGTGCGAACGACTAAGAATCAAGCGTCAGCGCACTGGCGCTTTTTTCTTAGAAACGCCCACGGTGCTTCTTTGGTTCGTTCAACTCAGCATCACTCCATCCAAGCCTGCGCTTTCGATGATTAACTCTCTTTACAACCCTTCGCGTTTCTTTATTACGCGCAGCTTCCTCTGGTGTGTAACGGAAGTGACAAATGCCGAAATGGTGAAACCAAAAAATAACGCCATCACCACCAAGAACCGCAGTTACATTATCGAAGTTGGTGCAGGGACGCTTACATTGAATGCAGTTAGACGCCTTTATCCCCGCTTCTAGGAAATCACGAGGAAGGTCATTAGTTGCATCATATGCGTGGGGTTCATCCATTCCCTAAGATTACCACCTTTACGACAATACCGATTAAGATAAGTGTGTATAACACTGGGAAGAAAAACAGGAATATAAAGAAAATATATTCAAACCAAGGGCGCATATCATCGGTTCGCTTGCAGCAGCTCCTTTATCGACGATGTGGCACCGTTCCGAGCCTCTATAGTTCGGCTTCGCATACCCGCGTATTTTCCCTCTAGGAGCGTTTGAATCGGTACGTTCAAATCCTCCGTATTTCCAATCTGGGCTATATCCTTTGCAGCTCCAATTATGCTTCTCAATCGCATCGGAATGCCACCAGCTTGCATCTCGTTCCAATCATTGCTGTCGAGATTGTGTGTGGGGTTCCAGCCCATCGTACCCTGCCAGTCAGGGACTATCTCCTGTATCTGGTCACCCTTTATAGCTAGGCCATTCGAGAACACACCACGAGCCTCGGGATGCAGGAAAAGATAGTACGCCTTATGCGCCTCAGACGCGTCAATCGAGTGCTCTTGGTCACGCCGAAATCCAACAATCAATTTTATCTTCATACGAACGCGACGTTAGCCTTGCCTTTAACCTCGATACGCTTTCTCTCCACCGTGTCTTGAAGCTGTACCCACTTATCCCGTAGCTGCACTGGGCTTGTGATGCTGGGGAAGTACGCGATCTTGTTTGTCTTCGGAAGGATAGAGATTCGCTTCATCACTTCGTCGAGTCCGTATTGTTCAATCAAGAAGTCACACGCATTCCGCTGGCTCGTGTTGCCGTAGTAGGTTTTGTTACGCGGGTCCACCTCCTCGAAGGCTTTGATAATCTCAGCTCCAAGGACGTTAAAACCATCGCCACTTGCAGCGCCACGCGCTGCTGTATTAAGTTTAGTTAAGTTAAGTTTAGTTAAGTTAGAATGCGATAGGGTATCGATACCCTTTCCCGAAAGAGCATCTTTCATCTCCTCCGGCACCCTTTCCATCTCGATTTCAATACCTTTTTTCACCTTCGGGCTATTCTGATTTTGGTGTTTTATGAAGTTTCTTATACCGAGCCATCCGTCTCGGTAAAACACCTTACCATCGCCCTCGAAACGCTTGATAATCTTCTCGACCATCTCCTTGTCGATGCCCGTCTCAACGGCAATTTTTTTCAATGTTATCTGGTAGATTCCACTGATGTTCGTCGAACCATTCGTGAGAAAATACAGGAACATCAATTTCTCGATAGGGTCGAGATTCGCCGTAT